CGAATAGCGGGAGACTGGCCAGTCATCAAGTGAGCAGAAGGGAAGCTATTGCGTGAAACATATTCAGTTTGACCCTCACCAGCGGGAACAGATAAACCTGCAGATTGTCCAAGTTTAGCCAAAATAGCTAAAATAGCAACACTATCAACCATAAAGCCACCATAAGTACGAACATAAGCACCAATAGTTCTCATACGCTTAGAAACAGGATCATCAACGAGCGCTGCATCAGTTTCACGAGGAGCAAGACGTTTAGTAGCTTTCTTATATTCGTCATCAACATAACCCTGTGGATCGGTAGAAAAATTCGTCACTGTAGGATTACGCAGCTCAACATCTTCAAGCCAAGCAAAAACATTGACTTGAACACCAGCAGTACCATTCTCTAAAAGTGCAGAGAGAACGGTAAGGGCAACTTGACACCAATCAAAAAGTAAATTAGCGGAGCTATAAAACTCCACCATCGACCAACCTTGAGGTAAAATGGTTGGAATTTTAATGGTTGCAGAAGAACCAGAAGCAACATCAAGGATAACACTAGGATCGCCCATAGCTTCATACTCACTAGTACTGTTACGACCCTGAGGGCGAGCAGACAAAAGTAACAGACCTTGAGCAAAAGGCGAAGAGCTAATGGTGACTTTAACACACAAAACACCACGCATGGCTGCATAGTTGCTCAACTTAGCTTGCGCATTAAAATTAAGCTTAAAGTAAGTAGAAGGAAAAAGACCGAAGAAAATCTGAGTACCGTTAGCAATAGAGGAAACCCAATTCAATTGAGCAACACGGTAGGGACGAGAAAAAATGGTTCCAATCTCGTGCATATTGACATCCATGTTATCATTATGGGAAGAACCTTCAAGATCGTAAGGTTGCTCCAAAGCGACTTCTTCTTCTTTAGCAAACGTAGTTTCAGCGTTAGCATCACCTTGGCAAACTGCATACTCAGGATTGTTTAAAAGCCAATTGGAAACAAAAGCTTGAAGCCTAACAGGAGACATCAACAAAGCTTTAAACAAAAAATTAACGCCAAAAGGAGCTAAGACGTTTTGAGCACGAGAAATAACAAAATGATCAGGGTCGACCTCAAACCAGGCACGAACTTCTTGAACAAACGACAAAACCTGAGAAGGAAAATTCTCAGGCATTTTCTTCTTATCAGAAAAATGAAGCATTTTCAACAATCTCTCTGGATCAAGAAGTCCCCGGATGGAATCAAGAGGATCATCCGTTTTAAGAACGGGAACACCGTTAACCTCAGCAGCGCGACCGAAGTAACGACTAAGAAACTTATATTCAGAAAAAGTGCCAATAGCCTGATCCCAAGGTTTAGTCCATTGTAAAGGGGAGTCTTTACTATCACTGGTGATGTTAAAACCACAATCAAGCATAAACTGAGTTATATACTCGGGGGTGGGACAATAAGCGGCTTCACAATCAACCTTAGAATCATCACCAAGAAACACAAGGCTCGCGTGCTCATCAAAATCATCACCAATGGTTTCAATAAACAAACCACTCCATAATAATGATTGGGCAACAATGTTTATAATCGTCGTCAAAAAAGAGCCGCTGGGATGCATAATACCAAATTGAACCACTTCCTCAGAAAGAAGGACTTTAAAATGAGACAAGCGCTCCAACAAGCGATAACGCATAAAGTTATCGTGATCGAGAGGAGGAAGATCAGGATCAACAATGCGAGTTGGAGCACCAGGAACATTACCATACCAGCCAAGAATAACACGAGTCACCGCACGAAGAACACGACGATTAAAAGATTGATCAAAGCGACTATAATCACCAGTCATAACTTTACGACCAGAACGACTACTCATATGAATAGCACCGTAATCAGAAGGGCTCAAACCAAGAGCGGAATAAGTAGCAAGATTACAGTCGGTGAGCAGTTTGGCAAACTCCAGAAAATACTTACGTTGGAGAATAAACTCTTGAAGAGGACAAACGGCGAAAAGGCGGGTTTTACCGGCTTGGGCCTTCTCAACAGGACGAGGTTCATCTTTATTGCAACCGGTACATATCGCATCAACCTCAGGAAGGTCAGCAAAATCGATGGTAACCCAAGAAGTTGGGACAAGTTGCAATTCAAAATACTGCAAAAATTCATCAGCTTCAGGCAACAAATTCTTTTTGATGTCGAAGAAAACACGTTTACCAGAATCAATTTGATTAAAAGGATGACCAGAAGCTGCATCAAGATCAATGTGGGGCAAACCAGAATCAGCAGAAACCACTTCACAAAAAGGTAACAACTTGTGGTCAGGATCACGCATCAGTTTGTAAACACGAACGAGATGATTGATAGCTTTCGTAAGACATCTACCAACTGCGCGAGGAGCATGAGCTTTCTCTTCAATAGCGTTCAAAGTAACAGCGACAGGATGAACAACAGCACCATCTTTCTCGAAGGGTTGAAGATGAGCCATCATGTACTTACAATCAGTTTGATCATCAAACAAAGTAACGCCACGTTTACCCTTAGAAGGAAAAGCAACAGGGGTGGATGTACGTGCGGAAGCGACACCAAACAAAGAAGAGATACCTAAAGATGGAGAAGCATCTTCAGAAACATGCGACGTTCCAGGGTAAAGCATCTTCATACGAGAAATATGATAAGAATCAACAGTATGAAGAACACTAACCTTACTGATAGGTAAGAAAGCAACGTGAACACCAAGAATCATATCA